GTGTATGACTTGACACATAAGGCACCAACAGAAGTGTCGATGCAGCAGCTTTGCCGCAAGCACAGGGTGGCTACCACAATTTGCACAAAATTACAAGAAGGTGGTGTACTACGCAGAGGGCACAGGAACACTTATCGCTGGATAGGACCCGCTCCTACTCCACAGTTCATAGCAACCATGCGTAACGGTACCATGCAGTACCACAGGGAAATGACCTATAAGCAAAGAGCTGTGGTCAAAGATCAGTTACAGATGAACCTGGGCGCAGAAACACGTGTGACACCGGTTGTCTCAAAGACCAAACGCCAGGCTAAGAGAACTTTCTCTTTCTTCTGGGGATTGGTGAAGTTCAACTACTAATAACAGACCTGTGAAAACAACACCCTTTGATTATGACAAATACATATCCACCTTCCCTAGACCTAAAGTGTTTACCAAGGGTGGAATTGAAGTGCTAGACTTTCACCATTGTGGTGATAAAGAAGTATGGAAGCTTTGGGGTAAGCTGGCTACAGGTCCTACCTCATACTGTAGCTTTCTTGGGGAAGATAAAGACTTTGAAGGGTGGACCATGTCTGGACAGTTTACCGTTGATAGTAGCTCAGATGAGATGAAAGCCTTCAATGGGGGTGGCAAGTATGACCTGGTCATGAGTGATGGTAGTCCAGAAAAAGTAGTATACACACCTGGTCTTAAATTCAAAATCTACAATGTGTACCATGATCCTGTGAGGAATACCATTTTTCTTAATGGTGGATACAATACTCCTGGTGAAGCAATGGAAAACAAAGGTATACGTAGTGATATTTATCTAGGCATGTTCTCTCTTCAGGACAACCCACAGTTTAATAATATTTTTCTGGACAACGGATTAGCAAAAATTGTATGATATGAGTCACCCGTTACATCATGCTATTAGTTCTGTCAAAAAGTTTGGCGGAACAATAGAAGACTACCTGCCCATTCACAACTGGTTTGATGAGACCAAGCAACACTACCCTGACATGCGTCATCGTGCGTTGCGACATCATTCAGAAGGAATCTTTTGGGCAGAGAAAGAGTTTGGTGTATACATCACCAACTCAGATGGCAAAATGGTCCCCACCCGTGCGGTGGGTGAACAACATGTCCTGGAGGACATTGGGTTTATCCCTACAATCAAAGACTACCTGGACTGCATGGAGCAAAAAGGGTGGATGTACAAGCCCGGTGAGGGCAGAAAGGTCCTGAAAGAAATTGCTCAGGACAAATCAGATTATGTTAAATCAACAGCACAATTACCATGAGTAGAGAAACAATTTTTACAGCACAGCAATTGATTGACTGGTGCGACAAGATGGCCGCAGAAGGCAATAACCCCGTGATCAAATGGGAGGGTGGTGGTGACTCAGGATGGTGCTACATGGAAGATGAAGACGGAGACCGTTTGGATTCGCACCCTGAAGCAGAAGCTTTAATGGAGCACATGTATGACACCCTGGACTATGGATCATGGGCCGGTGACTTCAACGCCAGCGGTGAAGCACCGTACAATACAAAGACCAAGTGTTTTGAAGGTACAGACTATTACAGCGAAAGTGACAATACCTCTTGCGATGCTGAGATCCGCATTGAGATCCCTGCATTCATACCTTTTGACCGCCTGGAAATCCAAACGGAAGATCAGGAGTGTCAAGTAAGCTGTGACATTGCTTTGGACAATGGATACGTACACCCTGCTGCACATGATGTGATGACCAGCCTGGAACACCAGTTGACGGATGAGATTACTGCAGCTGTGGATAAGCATTATGAGAAAGGTGGTGAGCAGGAGCTTGACAGTTTCTGGCATCACTACGTCATTGACCGTAACGAATTCAAGCGTGAAGATGACATGATGGTTCATACCCTGAAGCAAGTACACTTTTCTGTACAAAACACGACTGACAAAGACATTTGCGTTGACCTAAAAGACATGTTAGAAAATGAGTAAGACACTGACCACACCCAATTACAAAGAGCTGACGTACAATATTAACCGCATAGGGGGATTTGAGTTCCCCCTGGCGGTTAGTATCTGGAAAGCACAGCACCAAACCTTTGACAAATTTGAGCGCACCATGCGCGGTAACTATGACGGCACAGAGTTCAACGACTTCTTTGACGTGATACGTGAAGCGTGGGCTGACGCTCCTGCCCTTACCACAGAGCAGGCATTCACTGCCCCCAACATTGAACACCGCAGGGTGATTTTCAATGTGATTGGAGTAGACAAACTGATGGCCACGCTAAAACCAGAGTTGGTGGACAGCAAGACCATTAGCAGGGAGAACCTGGTGTTTGACAAAGATGGTAACAGCAAGACAGAATTGTTGCTGGATACCTATGAGTTGTACAAGATTGACGGTGACCGCTTGTTTGAAGGAACAGGTAATGCAGATCGCTGGCAAAGAGATCGTAGCGTGTATGCTGTGAAATGCAAGGATGCTTCTACTGATAGGGAGTACTGGATCTATGTACACGCTGATGCAGCTAAGGACGGTGATGCGTTGGAAGCCATTGCCTGGACCTACCAGATGAAGTCAGGAGTATACACTAACAGTATCTACCGCCAGGGCGAGGTGATCATTGCCAAGCACGATGGCGTTAAAGAACTAGGGCAAAACCACTGGGGTACAACCTACCAGTTGAGCAAAGAAAACTACTTAACCAACATCAAAGCACAGAGCTAATGGAAAAAAGATACGAAAACATCGACAACAAGCTGGCTCTTGCCATGGGCAGGACCGGCAACGGTCACGTGTTGACCAGCATGAGTGGCAAGAAGACCATTGAGTGGACTGAAACTCAAGGCCGTAACATCAGCACGGTAGAATTCAGGCTGACAGAGAAAGCAATCCTGTTGCACCCTGAACATTCTCCCATCGTGCTGGATCCAGGCGTATACACCCGCACCCTGCAGGTAGAGTTCAACCCGTTTGACAACACGGTAGGCTACATTTTTGACTAATTGTCAAAAAAAGTTGCTCTGGATTTTGTAGACGTGCATGATCTTGTAGTAATATTGTAGACCTCTATGAACACTGTATTTTGTGTAACAGGTGTAGCGCTACGCCCGCGTCCATAGTGCAACGGTAGCATGACGGTCTCCAAAACCGTTGGTCCTGGTTCGAATCCAGGTGGGCGTGCAACAACGTTCTTTGACAACAAAATTAAGGAGTGAGCATAAAAGACCACATGCAGAACGAGACGGTTAGATTCTAGACAGCACCTATGTACCAGTATGTACATGTGCGATTGCATGCACCTCCTCAGGTTTATACATGGATAACAACAATGGTAGAGCTATACCAAAGCTGGTGTGATTAGCCAGTCGGCTCCACGTGAACGCTAAATTATAGAGATCACAGCCAGAGAGAAACGCGCCCATTGGGAGAACTAAAAGGCGTCTATCTCACGTTGCTATCCATGTACAGGCTTACCCGCAATACAGAGTGTCTGTCAGAGTAGCTACTGACAACCCCAGGTGAGGAACATCTACGTTAGTGCGCATAGACGTAGTGACCAAGAGACTGGGTTCTGTATTGCAACATGGCACAGTGGCAAAATTGGTTTGCACTGTAAGGTATAAACCTAAACAACGCAAGTTGGCAGAGGTACAGGTTCGATTCCTGTCTGTGCTACACGTTCTGCCACAAACAGCAGATAGTGTGTCCTACACGATGAGAAACGGGGTGATGCCCGTATGGAATTGCTGATAGACCAAGGGTCTATTTGGGGTGACGTCCTACACAGACCGTCTATTCCTAACCTCTGCGTCTAACAGACTGCTGACTATGAGGGACAACCGCGATACCTGTAGCTGGATAAAACAGGGTATCATTTGGCCATGTGGTGGAATTGGTAGACACACACGTCTCAGAAGCGTGTATCTCACGATGTGCAGGTTCGACTCCTGTCATGGTCACAAACCCTAATCCTTATGGAAAACTTCACAGGAAGTCTAGTGATGGTTGTGCTTTCTACAGCACTGACCATTGCATTCTTTGTACTTAAACGTAAAAGCAAGAACAGATGAAGAAGTGTTTTTACTGTGAGCGCAAGCTCCCCCTCTTTATGTTCAGTCTGAACAGAAGAGCGTACCAGCGCCCTGAAGACAAGGGTCGGTGCAAGTCTTGTCACATATGCAACTACAAGTTCTGGTCACGCGATGGCTACACGTGGTTGCTCAACCTATCTACTCAGAAATTTGAGCGGGTGGAGTTTAAATCTAAGTTGGACATAATCAAGAGAATCCTCTATGGAACCAGAAAAATTTGAGAGTTATCTCACAGCGGAAGAGCTGGAAAACTACAAGAAAAACCTTATTGCTCGCGATTGTCCGTTGAGCTATGAACGGTTTGTAAAACAATCTACAGAAGACGTGGTTGTCGGAGGCGCGTTTCCCTGGATGGACACTCCTGAGGGGGCTGACTACTGGATTGAAATTAACAGAAGAGTTAAGTCTGATATGCCTATAACACTTCCGGTTAAAGAAGAAGTTATGTTTGACATACCAAAGGGTGTTGATTACATGCAGTTCTTTACGGCTGAGCAGTGGGGAGAACTGACAGCAATCGCTATGGAAACCCTGGGTATAAAAGGATATCAGGACTGGATGAACTCCCACCACGTTAGTATTGGTAGTTTTATATACAGCGCTATTCCTACCAAAAAACAATCTCGCTTTGTACAAAACATTCGCATAGCAGACAGCTCTACCTACAGGGAAAGCCGTGGGTACAAGATCGTCCCTGGAGAATTCATGACCAAGGATTCTGCAACTACTGACCATGATCATGTTATATCAGTCAAACGGCCAGACGCTACTCATACCTGGTCAGAGGAATTCATGATGGAAATGACAGCAAAGGTTTACGAACAAATACAAAAGTCACTATGAGATTTGTGAAAGGAAAACTTACCAAGACTACTGACAATGAATGGGTCTTTATCACCCGCTTCACACGCAAAGATGGACACAGTGAACTAAGTGGGGTGCATTCATACCCCATTACTCCCCTTGACCAAGAAGTTGTGCGCTTTCACGCAGATGATTTGAGAGCTACACATAACATGGAATACCGTGGTGAGGAAATCAAAGCTGAGCTTGAAGACCTATGGAGCTCACCAGACGGAAGCTATTCTGAGCTTTATCCATCAGAGGCGTTCAAGAAGTTTGCCACCAAGAAAACGTTTGCAAAACTAATCTATAAACAAAATGAAGATACAGATCAAGAAGCTGCACATTGATGCAGTAATCCCCAGCTACGCTAAGCCGGGTGATGCAGGTATGGACCTGACCGCCATCTCTCAACGCACTGAGACAGGCACTGATGAGAACGGAGACTACCTGGAGTATGGTACAGGTCTCGCTATTGAAATTCCTGAGGGCCATGTAGGCCTGATCTTTCCCAGATCATCTGTCAGTAAGAAAGACTTGTTCCTGGCAAATGCAGTAGGTGTAATTGACTCTGGTTACAGAGGAGAGATCAAGCTTCGCTTCAAACTGGAGCAGACGTTTGACGCTTTAGATTCCTGGGTAGATGACCAACTGTACTACAAAGAAGGTGACCGCAGGTTTTACGCCAACGTATACAAAGTGGGTGACAAGATCGGCCAGTTGATGATCATCCCTTACCCACACGTAGAGTTGGTAGAGACTGAAGAACTGGGTAGTTCAGACCGTGGTGAAGGTGGATTTGGCTCAACAGGAAAGTGATGAAAGGAACTATAGGTTTTAACACAACACGCTTCGGGGTTTGTCTCTATGCCAAGAGACAGCCCCTTAGGGAGCGCTACCGCTACAAGATTCTGGTACATGTACTGGTTCTTGAAGCAACACTTAAATTTAATCCGCCATGGAAATCAACATGAATAGCGGCCAAGTAGAGGTGATTAGCCCCTACGGTCGCATCTATTTGTATACTCATGATCATGCCGCCCGGCTGACCAATGACGTATACTCAGCCCTTGCTGCCGGTCAGCGCTGGGATGATGCAGACTATCTTGCAAAGATTGTATTCTGTCATATGGTACCACTGGAGTGCTGGGAACAAGACAGAGGTTACGGTATTGGTACACAGTTGTACGTTGACATAAACCTGCTGATTACAGTAGACACCGTCAAGCAACAAGTCACCATTACTTCAGCCAAAGACAAGTCGTTCAGATACCAGGGCACATTCCAGGAATTTGTAGAAGAGTATACCAGAGGTGCACAATTTTAAACTTTGAAAGTTTAAACTTTTGTATACATTTGTGGAGATACGTGGATGATTGACCAAAAGCTTTTGAAACGCAGTGTGGTAGCGGGTTTTAACGGGGGTTCGAATCCCTCTCTCTCCGCTGGTTGCACCTAACTCGTTGATAATCAATGGTTTTGTCAGTGTAAAACAGGTCATAAACAGTGATTCTTTTGTGGAGTTACGTGTATGGTTTGAAAATCTGAAAACTGTTCAAAAGCCCTGTCCACGCTATCATAGGTAAAAAATAAACCATATGATAGTATACTTCTTTACAAGACCTGGCAGAAGGGAACAGCGTTACCTGTACTGCAGGCTCACTTACAAAGGTAAGAATGCGGAGTTTAAACTGAACTATGTTATAACCCCTCTGGACAACCAGGTGGGTACGTACAAAGCTCAGGTCATGCAGGATCTGATGGAGCTGTTTAACCTACGCCTGATCAGGAACCTTACCACAGACCCCCAGGTTATTAAGCATCTGTACCTGAACAAAACGGAGGAGCACTACCTGCTGAAGCTCTATGAGGAATTCATGGACAAGAAGATCAAACCCAAGGTAGAGAAGAATGACCTGGGTAAAGCCACGCTGGAGAAGTTCATGTGTGTATACGAACACCTCAAAGACTTTCTCAACAGCCGTGGCAAAAGCGACATCAACCTGTTGCTGGTTACCGCTTCCTTTGTCGAAGAGTTTGATGACTTTCTCAGGCAGTTCAACGGGCATAACACCGCTATGAAAAACCTTTACAGGCTAAAGGCTGTGACTACCTATGCCTATAAAGTAAAGCGCTACATCACCGAGGACCCGTTTGTGGGTAAGCTCCTTACCCTTAAGAAAGTATCACCTGTGTACCTCACAGAAACGGAGCTTAAGATGCTCATTGCTAAAACGATGGCGATGCCAAGACTGGAGCATGTCAAGGACTTGTTCTTGTTCCAATGCTTTACCGGCCTGGCTTACGCTGACATGCGCAATCTAAGGAGAGAGTGGATAGATCAGATGATAATCAAAACTACCAGGCAAAAAAGTGGAGAACCAACACTTGCATTTATGTATCAAACTGCACGCAACATATTGGAAAAATACCACTACAAATTGCCAATAGTTTCAAATCAGAAAATGAATGCGTATCTTAAGGAAATCGCAGACATTTGTTGCATATCTAAGAAACTCACCACGCACGTAGCACGACACACATACGCAACAACCGTAAACTTAAAAAATGGTGTATCATTGCAAACAGTTCAAAAGTTGTTGGGTCATGCGACAATCAAACAAACGGAACACTATGCACGTTTGGATGAAAATGACATACGTTTGACGTGCAAAAAGGCAAGTAAGAAAGTAAACAAGCTGTACAATTTACCTGCACAGCTACAATTTTTTGACACACAAATTCCAGTTAATGGCAAAGAAGAAAATCAGTGATGTTCAACTCAAAGTTCTAAAGGACATGGTTACACAAGGCATCACACCAGAAGAGATTAGTAAACATTTTGGCATTGCAGTAAGCAGTGTACACAATTACAAGCGCCAGCTAAAAGATGCCGGTGTAAGTATTCCTGACATCAGGGGTAAAAAACCTTCTGACAAAGATGGTCCCGCGGTAGAAACACTTCATGCTATTACTCCTGCCAAGAACGCCCCCGGATTTACCGTGATCATAAACGGTATCTCTATCTACGTAGCCAACTCCGCCAAGCATGTGTCTGTCGGTCCTGACACCCTTACCGTAAGCTTCTAAAGTTTTCTCTGCATATAAATTGCACAAGCCATCTCCGAAAAGGGATGGCTTTTTGCTGTGCATAATTAATTATAGCAATGTAGTGGCAAAGATGTAGAAGTGTTCATATATTTGTAGACCTACCTCTACAGTTTTGGTATACTTTAGTGACTAGTTTTTAGACTTGCACTATGTTATATCAGCTACCCAACGGTAAGTGTGTGGAATTGACCATAGAGCAGTTCTTGCGGATGACAGATGAAGAACTGAAAGGAATGGTAGCCTTCAATGCTGGGGATGAGGTCAACGACCCGTTTGCCCTGAGTGTTTTGCGCTACGGTCCTCATCACCTGAGTGAGGATGTAGAGGACGTTGACGATTACAAAGAAGTCCCTCTTTCTGATCTTACGGAAGTTGACCTGGAAGAAAAGCTTTATGATGATGACTTCATAGACTTTGACAACCTGGAAACCTAACTGTATTGCATATACGGTTAGTCACTGTAGCATTACGCTGCCTGAAAAAACTATGCACCTATGCAAGCTAAACCTAAAATGTGCGCAGGTTGCAGTGAGCTCAAGCCTATATGGAAGAACCATGAAGGTAAGAAGTACTGCAAGGACTGCTGGCACAAACAAGATGTCGTAAAGACACCCTCCCAACGCAGGCCACTGAAGCCTGTCTCTGACAAGAAAGACGTCCTGGATGTCTTATACTCAAAAATGCGCAAGGAATTCCTGGAGAAACCAGAGAACGCCACCTGTCGCGCCAAGCTGCCCGTATGCCAGGGTGGATTTAAACAACAACTCACCGTACATCACACCAAGGGTCGTGGCAGGTATTACCTGGACGCCACCACCTGGGTGCCGTTATGTATGGCATGCCACCGCTGGGTCGAGGAACACCATGCGGAAGCCAAAGATATGTTCCTATCACAACACAGAAATTGACTATGAAAAAGTTTATTGGTTACTACATCATTGGTGCGCAAAATCAACAAGACGCACAAAGCGAAAAAGGATTGTTGTTATGGACAACAGTTAAACCCAGCTGGTTTAAACGTACACTGAATCGTGTGCTGTTAAACATCTATTGGGTAGACAAAGAGCGCTACAGCGCTGAGAAAGAAAGTAGAAATCCTGATGTCCAGTTACATAAAGTACGCTGGAGCAAACAACCAAACGAAAAATAATGATAAGCACAGGATCATCTAAACGTGAGATGATCCAGCAGGAGGCCCTGGCAGCCACAGTGGGTAAATACCGCTGTGGTCTTGCCGTCTCTATGGGTGTAGGTAAAACATACATTGGCTTGCAGCACATGCAGCGCGAGTATACCTATGCTCAACAGATGGGCACTATCCCCAAGTTCCTGGTAGTGGCACCCAAGGTGGCCATATTCCAGAGCTGGAAAGACGACGCTGAAAAGTTTGGCCTCGATCACCTGCTGGAGTTCATCAATTTTACAACGTACATATCGCTGTCCAAACAGCACAATGACTATACCTGTATCTACCTGGACGAATGTCACAGTTTGTTATACAGCCATGAATTCTACCTGGGCACGTTCCCTGGTCAGATCCTGGGATTAACCGGTACACCACCGCGCTACAAAAATTCTGAAAAGGGTGAGATGGTCAGCAAGTTCTGTCCCATTGCATACAGCTACATCACTGACGATGCAGTTGATGACAAGATCCTTAACGATTACAAGATCATTGTACACCAATTGGAACTGTCCACTCAGAAGAACTATCCTGTCAAGACAAAGACAGGTGGGCAGTTCATGACCTCTGAGCAGGATCATTATGCATACTGGACCAATCGCATTGCAGATACCACCAATTTTGCACAGCAAAAGATCTTTCGCATCATGCGCATGAAAGCCATGATGGAGTACAGAACCAAGGAGAACTACAGCAAGGCATTGCTTGACATGATCCACGACAAGTGTATTGTGTTCTGTAATACTACTGAACAGGCCGACCGCATCTGCCGCGACAGCTACCACTCTAAAAATCCTGACAGTGAAGACAATCTCATTGCGTTCAAGGATGGCCAGATTGAGCAGCTTAGCTGCGTGTTGCAACTCAGCGAAGGTGTGAACATTCCAAACCTCAAAGCAGGTATTATCCTGCATGCGTACAGCAATGAACGCAAGAGTGCACAGCGAATAGGCAGGTTGCTTCGCCTTAATCCTGATGACAAGGCTGTGATTCACATACTGATGTACCGCGGTACGCAGGATGAGCAGTGGGTGCAGGAAGCACTTAAGGATCTGGACCCTGAGAAAATAAGTTATACGTACTCTATGATTGACTGATATGCAGAACGCTACAGTACATTACATCAAAAAAGATGGACAGCTGGTACTTGCATCCGACCGTGATGCGGGTGCCCTCAAGCTGTTCAACATGTCTCTCAAAGAGGGCGACACCATTGAGGTGTATTTGACAAAAACAGACGGCAACAAGAAGACTCTTGGTCAACTGGCCAAGATCCACAAGATGATACGTGACCTGGCCAACTTTACCGGCAATGATTTTGACGATTTGAAGGATGAAGTTAAACGACGGGCAGGTCTCTATGTCATCACAGGGACAGATGAAAAAGGCACAGAACTCAAAAGCTTTGCAGAATGCTCCAAAGAAGAGATATCCTCAGCCATTGAGATCTGTGTACAGCTCGGTCACCTTGTGGGTTTCTACGCTGATTAAAGCTCAGAGTCAAGCATGTCTCGCAGTTCTTCTGCAGTGACTTGCTTGATGAATCCCTGTTCTTTTGCCATGGCTTCAAACTCTTTGCAAAGAATGAGCATGGTTTCATAGTGCTTCACCCAGTCTTCTGTAATCGTTTGGTTACGGATCTGATCATGAGCACCGTTGATCTGTTCGGAGTTCTTGCCTTTCACAAAATGGGCAGTTGCCTCCTGAATACGACGATAGTAACCTGAGCTCATCTTGACGCTGACTACAGCTTCCTGCGTAATCACGTCAAAGCGTTGTTCTGATTTTGGAGTTTCCATGTAAACTTAAGATAGATATTGTTCTACAAATGTAAACGTAAATTAATCTGACTCTACAAACATGACACAAAATGTTACAGTAAATCATGAAGAGGTTGTAAAAAAGCTCTCCAGTATGCTTAAAGACTCCGGCTGGCACAATGTGCTTAAGGGTTTCCTGGTTTCTGAGGATTTCAAAAATATCCTGATGACCTTAAACACCATGGTCAATGACGGACAGCGGTTCACACCACCGCTCAAACAGGTGTTCAGGGCATTTCAAGAGTGTCCATACGATCAGTTGCGTGTGGTTGTAGTGGGCCAGGACCCTTACCCCCAGTTGGGAGTTGCGGATGGCATTGCCTTTTCATGTGGCAACACTAAAAAACCTGAAGCATCACTACGCCACATTCTAAAAGCTGTAAATGAAACAGTGTACAGCGGTAAACTAGACATAAAAGAAGTTGATCCTGATCTGACACGCTGGTCAAACCAGGGAGTACTTATGCTTAACACGGCTCTGACAACCGAGGTAGGCAAGATAGGTAAACACTTTGACATATGGCAACCTTTTATTGCATATCTCATAGACATGCTTAGCAAGAACGACCGCTCGCTTGTATGGGTATTCATGGGTAAACAAGCCCAGGCACTCTCAGATATGGTGGATGATCATCATACGGTGCTTACCTGTTCACACCCTGCGTCTGCTGCATACCAAAAACAACAGCTATGGAACTGCAACGACGTATTCAACAAGGTGAACGAAGCGCTGATTCATGATCCCATTGTGTGGTAAAAAGTTATGAACACCGCTCAATTTTTTTGTAGAGGTAAGTTGCAATAGCTCTACAATATGCATATCTTAGCAAACTCTTTTCCGCATATTTAATGTATTCACCAACGCCTGCTGGAACCGCCAGCACCACTAAATCCGTCTCTTCAAAACCCTGGAAGAAGTACACGGAAATCATGCAACAGGGTATTGACTACATATCCTCCCGCGCAAAGGGAGAGATTAAATCCTTAAGGACTCAGTGGGAAGGGTTCAACAAGATCGGACTCAACGGTATTGAGTGGCAATCGCTTTACGTACTGGCAGCCAGACCGGGCGTAGGTAAGACATTGATTGCATCCTCACTTACCCGTGAGTTGCAACGCCTCAACAAAGACCAGGACTTTGCAGTGCTGCACTTTCAGTTTGAGATGCTGGGTCGCAACATTGCATTGCGTGAGTTGTCCAGTGCCAACCGTTTGAACATCCGTTATCTGCAAAGTTCAGGAGATGACGACATGCCACCGCTTACTGCAAGTGATATGAAAAAACTCACTGACTATGTAGCTACGCAGGGACACCGCCAGGACTATGTCATTGACACGGCCCTTACGGTAAGCGAGATGCGCAAAGCCCTTATTGATTTTTACAAAGACGTAAAAAAACCTTTTGTGGTTACACTGGACCATACGCTCCTGGTTAAACAAAGCGGAACAGAGACCAGTCGCCAGCAAACATTGCAGAACCTGGCAACCATGCTGACAGAAATGAAGAACGCTCTTCCTGTTACCTTTCTGATCCTCACCCAGCTTAACCGTGAGATCGATGACCCTGAACGCCAGCGACCTGGCTCGTTGAGCAACTACCCTACAGAGGCGGACGTGTATGGCTCTGACTACCTGCTGCAATGTGCAGACGTCATGGTGGCATGGAACCGTCCTGCCAAGTACAATCTGAGTATCTATGGTCCGCTGAAGTACATCATCACTCCTGATGATAAGTTTCTGCTGGCCATGCACGTACTCAAAAATCGTTTTGGTGACACCGGTATCCAATGGTATCGTGCAGAGTATGCACTGATGACCGTCACAGAGACCGCCACACCGCATCAACAACCTAGAAAGTAAACAGTTACACGTATGAGTTACACAAGTACTGAATCCAAAAAACACATCACGGAAATCACCGCAGAGTGGCGCCCGTTTTGGCAAACGGTGTTTGACACACACCCCAACACCAACCCATTCTTTTCCGCCAAGCTTTGCTATATGGGCAAAGAGTTCAGCGGAGGTTCATCGCGTGAGGAATGCATTCGCTTCTTCCCCAATGAACTCAACAATGAAGACGGTGTATACTGTGAGTTGTTCAATTGGGAGCAAGGACACTACCATGAAGGCTACAGGGTGCTTTATCATCTGCCCTATGACCCGCACTGGAGAACAAGCCCTGACTACAAAGAGGTGACTACCACTGCATCCGGTGCCAAGCTGACCACACCTACCTATGTGGTAAAGCTTAGCCACCTTAAGCAAGTGAACAAGACAACCGTAAAGGCACTCGTGCCTGAGATGACAAGTAAAGAAGCAGCGACGCCCGATCTTTTTTCAGCCAAGATTGAGGACCTGCTTGACGAAGAAAAGTACACAGAAGCGTACAGCGAGATGGATGATGATCACTACACCAAGATGACCATCCGCGACCTGTACTGCATCATGCAGAACGTTCCTTTGTCCAACAAGAAATGGCTGAATCAACTTATTCATAAAGGTAAACAATGGCAGAATCAAAAGTAGCAGAAAAGAAAACGGTGGTTGGAGCTGATATTCCACAACCAGAATTTGTGTTGCCCACTAAGAAAATCAAAGCTGTGTCACAGAATCCCAAGAACATGATCATTTTCAGTAAGCCCAAGGTGGGTAAGACCACATTGCTGGCCACGCTGGATGACTGTTTGATCCTGGATTTGGAGAACGGCTCTGATTATGTGGATGCGATAAAGCTGAAAGCTCACAGTATCTCTGATATCGTGAAGATTGGTACGCTTATCATCTCACAAGGCAGACCTTACAAATACATTGCGGTAGATACCATCACCGCGCTGGAAGAAATGTGCATCCCGTATGCAGAGGAGTTGTACAGCAAGACTCCGATGGGTAAGAACTGGTTCACGGATGGTAAGACAAAGTATGGCTCGATCACTAACATGCCTAACGGTGCAGGTTACCCATATCTTCGCCAGGCGTTTGAGAAAATCATTGCTTATATCAAGACGCTTGCTCCACATGTGATCTTGCTGGGTCACGTAAAAGACACGTTGCTGGAGAAAAACGGTACAGAGTTCAACGCACTTGACTTGCAACTTACCGGTCGCATCAAGAGCATTACGGCTGCGTATTCAGACGCCATCGGTTATCTGCACAGAAAGGGTGACAAGAACATCCTGAGTTTCAAAACAACTGACGAAGTAAACTGCGGTGCCCGTCCTGAGCATCTGCGCAACAAAGAGATTGAGATCTCAACCATTGACAAAGACGGCAACATGACTGTTGACTGGAGTAAAATTTTCATAGACTAAAAATCATAATTAACAACGAGTATGTTTAAAGCATCAAACTTCAACCCCAACGCGGGTTCTAATGTACCTAAAATCTTAACACCAGGTACCCACTACTGTCGCATCATTGAGATGAAATTGGACACGCCTCCATATGATCCTCAGGCGTACAGCATCAACTTGCTTTTGGAAGGCACCGACCGTGGTGATGATTTCCAGGGTGTAGCTATTGACAAACACCGTCCGGAGTTAGGGACGTACCGTGGCCAAATTGCCAACGTGCGTTCAGGACGCTATCCTTTCTCAACCTATACCTACCAGGGTAAGGAAATTCAGCGCGACGAGCAGATCTTCCGTTGGGTAAACAACCTTGCCAAGCAGATGGGTATGTTGGAAAAGATGAATGCAGACGGTGTGCAGGCAGAGACCATTGAGGACTATGTATCTGCCGTTGCCAAGTATTTGACTGACCCTGAATTGTGGGCATACTTCACCGTTGGTGGCCAGGAGTATTTCACAGACGGGTATGACAAACCAAACTACCGCATGTTCTTCCCAAAGAACGAAGGCAAGTTGTTCCCATTCTCAGCATTGGAGAATGACGACCGTCAGCCGCTGAACCTGTTACCATTTGACCGTGAGAAGCACATCATCGCAGACAAGAACCGTCCACAGGAGGGTGCTGTTGAAAGCGTGAGTGGCTTCGGTGGCCAAGCTGATCCACTTGGTGGATTAGGTTCTGCTCCTTCAGCAGGTCTTGGTGACTTACAGTTGCCATAATCAACTTAAGAATAACGTAAGGGGGAGGGTGAATGCTCTCCCCTTTTTATTCTCATCACATGTTCTCAAGTAAAAGCTTTATAGATGATGTGCATGCTGTGCCTGCGCACTGGATCTTTGAGACCTACCTGGGTCTTGAACCGCTAAGCGGCCAGCGTGTACGTATTCATAGCATGTTCAACCTTGCTGACAAAACCCCGTCCATGTTTATCTACTACAACAAGGACGCAGAAGCGTATCGCTACAAATGTTTCTCTACCGGTAAAGGTGGTAGTGCCATCGATTTGATGATGCATATGTGGAGCATGAACTTTGCCCAGGCAGCAGAGCGTATCATGACCGACTACAGCCACTATATCAAAACGGGACGACGCTGTGACACGCGCATCATTGAACATGCCAGCTGGAAGGTTGCTGATTTCACAGAACGTAGCTGGACAACAGCTGATGCAGAGTTCTGGAGCCCGTACAATATCTCCAGTCAGTTGCTGGAGCGCTATAACGTACGTCCACTGGAACGATATGTCATGAGCAAAACCATGGATGATGGTATCCAGGTACAGGAGTTTGTGGTAACCAACCGCAACATCTATGGTTACTTCACCGCAGACGGTGTGCTGTACAAGATTTATCAGCCTAAGAACAGAGAGCGCAAGTTCATCAAGATCTGTGATTACCTGCAAGGTGAAGACCAGTTGCAGGGTCACCGTTACCTGGTGATTGCCTCCGGTCTTAAAGACTGCATGAGTTTGCAAAGCCTGCCGCTGCTCAAAGTGGACGTAATCGCCCCTGACTCTGAGAACACAATGATTTCAGAGGATAGGATCCTGGAGTTCAAAGAACGTTACAGTGCAGTGGTGACCATGCTTGATTCTGATCAGGCGGGTATTACCAGCATGCATAAATACAAAGAACTCTACGGCCTTCCTTATGTATACCTGCCTAAGGAAAAGGATGTGAGCGATATCATCAAAGTGCACGGTGCACGCAACGCGCTGCACTATATTGTCCCTATACTGGACCGTGCGGTAAATAGTTATCAAGGTTTACAAAATAATTTTGTAGACCAGGAACACACATTGTAGAGGTTGATTATATTTGTACACGCTTATCCCCTATGAACAACTGGATTTATGTACCCTCTGGTGATGAGATTACCAAGGTGCACCAACTGCCTAATCATGAAGCCACTGTTGGCTTTGTCTACAAAATTACTAACCTGAAAACAGGTAAGTTCTACATAGGCCAGAAGAGCCTATACCATTCACGCAAGAAAAAGATATCTGCCACTGAGAAGCGTCTCACCGGAACCCGCAAAAAGTTCCGCATAGAGATCAAAGAATCAGACTGGTTGCTGTATCACGGGTCCTCCAAGGATCTCAGTGAAGACATCAGTAAGCTGGGCAATAAGTATTTCAAGCGTGAAATCCTGGAGCTGTGTTGCTCCAAAAAATATCTGTCCTACTGCGAGCTCAGTTGGCAGGTCAAGCTTGACGTCTTGAAAAAAGAAAGCTACAACGGTAACATCCTGGGCCGTTACTTCAACCGGGATATGGAAAACTGCAATTAACTATGGCATCATCGCTAACCAAGTCCTTTGTAGCGCCACCTCCTGTGAGCGAGCGCTATCAGAAAGAAGATGAGTTCTTCAATAAGCCATTCCTGATGTCTTACTCTGGACTCAACAGACTACTATACAGCCCTGCGCTGTTTTACCAGCACTATGTGCTGAAGCAACGAGATGATACCACCGACCAGAATATGATTGAGGGTAGCCTCATTCACTGTCTGCTCCTTCATCCTGACAATTTTGACAACCAGTTTGTGTTGTCTGTACAAGATCCACCCAGCGATAATCCACGCAAGGTTCTTGACACCTTGCTTGTACATCATAAAGAACTTAAGGCACATGGTGACACGCGCATTGAACTTTCTGAGTTTGGTGACGCCATCCTGGACATCCTGCGTGACATGAACTTGTATCAGTCTTTGAAAACAGATGCACAGCGCCTGGAGAAAATGATCACACCAAGACATGACGAGTACTGGAAGTATCTTACAACCATGGAAGGCAAGATCGTTGTAGGCCAGGAGACCTATGAGTTCTGTAAAGCCGTGGTAGAAAAGATCACCGCCAATCCTACAGTGATGGACCGCATGGGTTACTTTGGTGACAGCTTCAACGGCATTACCAAAGAGAACGAGAAGGAAATCATCAGCTTTCCTGAAGGTTTGCCTTTTGGCTTGCGTGGTTTTGTTGACAACCTGGTGTTTGATCCGCAGAACAAAGTCATCCGCGTCAACGACGTAAAAAAGACCAGCAAGGATCTCAACAGTTTTTCTGACAGCATTGAATACTTCCGCTACTGGTTACAGGCAGCAATGTACGCAATGCTTGTAGAAGACCAGTACTTGTCCAAGCCGGAGTATACAGGGTGGAGCGTTGAGTTCAGGTTTATCGTCATTGACCCTTACATGCAAATCGCGCCTGTTAAAGTGAGCGAAGAAAAGTTGAACCAATGGATCAGTGATACCAAGGAGAAGTTGAATGAAGCTGCTTACCATTTCAGTAAGCGTGACTTTAGCTTACCCTTCCAGTACCTGATTCATGAAGAGGTAACACTATGATATCTGAGATCTATAGAAAGTATTTTCAAAAGTCCTACACATTTTTGTACCCGCTACTTGGATTCCACAAAACTAAGCACCCCAAGCCTGACCAAACCTTTGTGTCATGGACTGGGGTGTTTGGCACTGGTGATCGCAAGTTGATCTGCGTATTTGAAAAAGAGGACACGGATGCATGGCGCAAGTTTGAAAGTGAGGTATTGATTACCCACAAGTTCCTTGACCACTGCACACCCATTGATGACAAGAATATTGCATATGTGTTTGACTTAAACAGCATTGCAGAAGATTACGACAACTTCATAAAAGGCAAGTACTCTCGCATGAGCGCAGAGGCCAAGAAGATACTTACTGACTATTATGGTGTACACACTCCAGAGTGGGTGTACATCGAGAGCTTCCTGTTTCCAGAGAAGTACTACAAACAATACGCTGACATACTGGCCATCGAGGAAGAACTCCTCCGTGAAGTGGGTGAGCTTTGTGAGATGTACGACCCTGTACAGGAAGACTATGCTAACTCTGAATTAATAACCAACAATCCTTAACAGCTATGCAAAACATGCTTGCTTACAGTACCGACTGGTACGGACACAAGACGTTCCGTCTTATGCCAATCACTAACGACTGCCCATTTGTAGAGGCAATCTATGACCCATCTACTAAGGTGCTTGCCATCATTGGTAAGACCAACGTGGAAAAACCACTGATGCTCCCTAAGCTAAACGACAAGGGGCAAACCATGCCTATCAAAGGTGCTGAGCCCGGACGCGTAGTAGAAGAGCGTCGCATCATGAACACGTTCACAGAGTACTACATGGACAACATGGGTGATATCACCTCGTTCATTGAGCGCTTTGTAGTAAACAAAGATGCTGAAGTAATCAGTGAAACATTGTTTCCAAGTCCTCAACAAGCCGTAGAGTCTATCCAGCAACCTGAACAAGCGCAGTAATTATGAGACAGCGAAAGTTCTGGGTAATGGACTATGAGACCATTGTCAATTCTTTCATCGCTGTGTTTGAGGATGTCTTCAGTGAGGAGCGTAAAGTCTTTGTGGTAGGCCCCTATCAGAATGATATGCGCTCCTTCACGGAGTTCCTCATTGAATCACGCGTGAGTGGAGACTGGCACTTTGGTTTCAACAACCTTGCGTTTGACGCGCAGATAACGGAATACATACTGGCAAACCAGGAAATGTTCTGCCGCAAAGATATAGATGCGGATACATATACGACGGTGATATACCAGTACGCTCAATCTGTCATTGAGAAATCCAGAAACGGTGAGTTCCTCGACTACCCAGAATTCAAACTGTCCATACCCTGTGTGGATATCTTTAAGCTTAACCACTGGGACAACCGCGCCAAGAGCAGCAGTCTGAAGTGGATACAGTTCTCTATGGACTGGCACAATGTGGAGGAGATGCCTCATCCACACTATGAAGTTGTCCGCGATCTTAGGACAACTGAAATGATTGTCAGCTATTGTATCAATGACGTGCAAAGCACCAAGTCGATCTTCAACAGGACCAGCCCCAAGGGTGAGAAGGTCATGTTCTCCCAGATCAACCTGCGTGCAGAGCTCAGCAAACGATACAACATCAAGCTGTACAGTGCATCTGAGCCACGGATATCCAAGGAGATCTTCCTGTATTTCCTAAGCGATAAGCTTGGAAAAGACAAGAAAGTGATACGCAACATGCGCACCCACCGTGACCAGGTGGTGGTTCGTGACATCCTGCTACCCTATATCAAGTTTGAGACACCCGAATTCATCGCGGTGCACAACTGGTTCAAAGCCCTTACCATTGACACTACGGTGGACATGGATGAGCTGGAGAAGAAGAAGGGTCCCAAGTACAGGATGAACTACCGCAAGGTCCCCACCGATTACGCACTGGGTGGTCTGCATGGTTGTATTGCATCAGGCATATATGAAGCAAAAGATGGTAAAAAGATCATGTCTGCGGACGTAACCAGCTTCTATCCTAACCTGGCCATCAGAAACAAATGGTCGCCAGCACATCTGCCTAAGCATGAATTCTGTGAACTGTATGAATGGTTCTTTGAGGAACGTAAAAAGTATGACAAGAAAGATCCGCTCAACTACCTGTTCAAGATTATCCTGAACGCCACCTACGGCCTGAGCAAGGACAAGCACTCGTTTTTGTATGACCCGGAGTTTACCTTCCGCATTACCATCAACGGTCAGCTCCTGCTCAGCATGCTCTATGAGATGCTTGCCACCCGGATACCTGGGGCGCAACCGCTCATGCAAAACACCGATGGTTTGGAGTTCATGATAGATGAGGAACACGAGGAGCTGTTCTATCAAATATGCAGGGAGTGGGAAACCATGACCAACCTGCAACTGGAGACAGTCGAATACAGCAAGATGATCATTGGCGATGTCAACAACTACATTGCTGTATTCAAAGATGGCAAGACCAAGTGCAAGGGTCGCTTTGAGTTTGATGAGCTCGCCCTGCATAAAAACAAAAGCATGCTTATCATTCCCAAAGCGTGGTATGCATACTTCATACACGGCACAGATCCCAAAGAGTTTGTACAAAACAACAGGGACATTCATGACTACTGTGCAGGTGCTAAACTAAAAGGCGACTGGTTCTTCATACGTCAGTTTGTGGAAGACGGTCTGTATAAGGAGGAGACACTCAAGAAACTGGTGCGCTACTACAACTCCCGCAAGGGATCCAAATTGCTGAAAGCCAACCCTGACGGTCGGTCTATGCAGTTGGAAAGTGGCAGCATACACCAGACCATTTTCAACAAGTTTCAGGAGAAAACCTGGGAGGAGTATGATGTGGATGAGAAGTACTACCTGGACAAGATCTATGACGAGATCGCCAAGATAGAAAAACAAGCATCTGTGTTACCCGCACATTTAGTAAATCAACAATTAAGTCTGTTTTAACATTATGAAAAGGACAATCAAAGGCATGCCAGCGTATGCTACCATCATAGGCGCTCCGCTGCCTGAGCGTACAAAATCTTATACACCCATATCTCACACACAGGTTATCAACCGTGTGAGAAGCGAGATCACCAACGCTGGGTTTGTCATTACTGGTGAAGACTATCGTTGTTCCAACAACGGTGACATTGCTACTGGTTCATTCCGCATCAACTACAAAGAAGACATGGATATTGAACTGGCGGCCAACTTTATGAATTCTTACAACAAGCAGTATGCCTTCAGGTTCAACCTGGGCGGCATGGTGAAGGTCTGTATGAACGGCATGATGATTAACAACAGCAAGTTCGGTGCGTACCGCAGGGTGCACACCGGCACTGCTGATGTGTTGGCTGAAGGCCACATCGCGGAGTACATCCGCCAATCTGACGAATACTGGCGTACCCTGGTGCGTCACAAGGACAACATGCGTGATCGCAACTTGACCAGGACAGACCGTCATCACATCCTGGGTACACTCTTCTTTGAAGAAAATGTACTCAACGGGATGCAGATGGGTATTGTCAAGAGTGAGATGAACAAACCCAGCTTTGATTACAAAGTAGACCCTGAGTCTGCATGGGCACTGTACAACCACATTACTTTGGCACTAAAAGAAGGTCACCCTGCTGACTGGATGAATGACCAGGGCAAAGTACACCAGGTGTTTGACAACCTCTTATACCTGGAGCCTAAGACTGCGGTTCTGCCTACAGGCGAATCACTATTGCTGATCCCAAGAGTTGAAGAACTGGCGGCTGAAGCTGGATTTTAAATACAAATCAGAGATGCCGGTTACAGATGGTTACAATTTGTAACCGGTTGTCTCTTTATCTACTACCTATGAAAGAAGACGTAATCTATGAGGAGTTCTGCAAGGTAGCAGAGCGACCCTCCCGCACCAACAAAGTGTACTTACTTATGCGATACCTCAGGCTGAAGTATCGCATTACGATTGACAAATACAGCCTGGTTAAACGCATTAAGACTTACAACAAATGAACACCAACCTCATTGGCATCTCTGGCAAAATTGGCAGTGGTAAGGATACCGTTGCCCGCATCATACAGTACCTCAGTTTAGAACCTGAGATATACAGTATGACCAACGGTGATATTATCGCTGACCTTGAGCACAACGGCTATGTAGCACGTGGCTCTCATTACAAAATCAAAAAGTTTGCAGGTAAGCTTAAGCAAACTGCTTCTTTATTGACTGGCATTCCTGTAGAAAAGTTTGAAGACCAGGAGTTCAAGAAAGAATACCTGGGCCCTGAATGGAACTACTACACCGTTTCTCTTATCATGAACGGTCAACTCATACAACAGTCCGGTCGCTTTGTGAAAAAAGAAGAAGCAGAAGCAGCTGTTGCTATCATGAAAGAATCTTTTGGTACATTGAATATCGAGTATGTGGTTGGTATGCAGCGGATGACAGTGCGCCAACTGTTGCAGGAACTGGGTACAGAAGCCATGCGCAAAGGATTGCACGAGAACGTGTGGGTTAATGCACTGATGGCAGACTACAGGTTTCCTAAACTGTCACAGTATAACCCCAGCTATTGGATCGTTACAGACGTGCGTTTTCCCAACGAAGCTGAAGCAATCAAAAATCATAACGGATTACTATTGCGCATAGATCGTCCTGAACGTAAACAAGATGATCATCCTTCTGAGACAGCTCTTGATGATTATCCATTCACACACGTAATCGTCAACGACGGTGACCTGAACGACCTGATCAACAAGGTCAGAAAACTAACGACAGAACTTAACATCATTGAACAATGAGACATTACATTTTAGATACCACTGATGACAGCATCAAGTATTACGTAGACGAACTTATTGATGACCAGACAGGCTTGGACGTATGTCGCCTAAGTTACAGCAACAGCAACGACTGGAGCGAACATGTCAGAGGTCTGACCATTCTGACAGTGACCAATGACGGTAACGGGTTCAAGATCAAATGGGAGGAAAAGCCTAAGAAGAACTACCTGGATTACAGCCAGATGCGTGAACTTCAACTGGTGCTTTCCTTTATACAGCACATAGATCCTGTTGACAACAACGTCATGATTCTGAAGCACGAGGAACTGACACGTCTATGAACACAAAGCCCCCACCGTTGTGAGGGCCTTGCGGAAGAAACCAACTATAAATAAACTACTGAAGTAGTCTTTTTTTAAATGCTTTTGAGCATCTCTACCATCTTAGGATGAGGATAGATGTCTATCTTATCTTTTCTGACAGAGTTGTGGGTAAACACTCCTGCCTCTCCTTTGAGAGCGCGGGGTGTTACGTCCCATATGTCCTCATCATAAGTCAGAGGTATGCCGTATTTGTTTTTCCACAACAACAACAGTTGCTTTACAGATTCAATCTGTTTATCCGTGTAGTTGTGAAAGTACTTATTTCCTTTGTATGGAGTAGCTAATTCACATACCTCATCCGCAGGAACTTCCTTACCTACATAGTTATAAAATTTACCTTTCTTAAGTGTAAGCTGTCCCCAGTTGCAAATCTCTATGCCAATGCTGATTTTGTCCAATGCTTTATACGGCACCTTGTAGTCTTTGAATACTTGTTCCTTGACGCCCAGGTGGTACGCCCAGAACTTAGAAGGAAAGCCTTGCACGATTTGACCGTCCAGTTCAGGTTTACCCTTGAGTTTACCAGTGATGGTAACGCAGGTTGCGATACGTTCAGGATTGTTAGCCCAGCTTTTAAACACCGCTTCACCATCTGCATTGCCTGCCGTGTGGTGAATATAGATCTGGCGCTTAGGATGTTCCTCCTGCAAATACTGCGTGGCAGGGAATTCAACTTGTTTGAGGTTCATAGGGTTAGCGTTTAAAGGATATCTTCCAGTAAGATGACAGCGAGTACGTCATGACACCTCTTGTGTCAAGGCCTACGCTTAAGCCAAACACCTGGTCTTTTTTATTCTTGAACAACATCCCTGCCTGCACACTGGATATAGCAACAGGATAGGTGGCACCAATGGCACCACCCACAAACACCTGTCGCTTAGGTGGTAGAGGAATAGTCTTAGTGATAGTAATCGTAGGGATCTTGTAATTATGGATATACATACGTTCTGCAAGCATGTTCTTGCGGACGGTATCTGTCAATACCAGTGTGCCTATAGAGTCAATGTATATGGTGTCACGATAGATGTTTTTGACAGCGTATCGATTGACAAGCTGTTCAAACTGTTTTTTAAGTGTTGCATAGTTTGTGTCAGGAACCATCCACGGTTCTTTGACATACTGTATGTCTGTTTTGTATACAGGTACGCGTTGCACCTCTGTCTTAACAACTTCCTTGTACAAGGTGTCCACATGGACACTTGGCTCAGGGGTGGACACTTCCTCACACTTAGGCGTGCACGCACGTTGTAAGAGAATAATAAAAACCAGGACCAGAATGATCCCGGTGTAGAAGCTGGTTTTACGGTCTATCATAGGGGTTAGATATCAGGCGTCGCCTCTTGTTTTTTGGCGGCCTTGGTTTTTGGCTTAGGCTCAGAGTCTTCTCCCATAGCGTCAACAAGGTCATCGCTCTTGCGTCCAATCAAAGACTTGATTCGACTCCATATGTCCTGCTTAGTTACCGCTTCAATGCTTTCAATGATGCTCTTGAATTCTATAATGGCAATCACGGTGCCTACCAGTTTAGCTATGGGTAACATTTCTGTGATGACATACTTCTCAATGAGAAAAGAGGAGATGATTGCCAATTGATACAGCAAAAGCTTGGTGACTGTGTCACTCATTCGTCTTGAGCGAATGCGTTGTTTGAGCTTCATGGCTTTCCATAAACCAACCACCAGGTCAGCGAATACTAGGAAACCTATGGTCAGCATCAGTTCTTTGATCGGTAGTAAAACGGACAGTGACGCCAATAACCAGATCTTGGTTTTCATAAGAAATGCAAAGTTCATATTGTAGAGATAAGAAGTACTTCTCCACCACCCTCTACAAGAATATACGGAATTATGGTGACACAGCACGCACTTTAAAAAACTTAATTAATATGTGCAGATTGTCTGGAAATTATTTTGTAGACTATATGTGCAGGTCTACAATATGCTGTTATATTTGCAGCCCTCAATTAAGTACACACACTAATTTTTAATCCCAACCTTATGGCAGAAACACCACTCAGCCCAGGGGACTTGTCGTCTTCAACACCCTGGGGACCAGTAGGTTACGTAACCTACAAGCGCACCTATTCGCGCCCAACAAAGAATGGAAAGACAGAAGAATGGCATGATACCATTGACCGCGTGGTTAAGGCTTGCCGCGAGCAGTTGAACGTAGGCTTTACGCCATCGGAGGAAGCTGCGGTTCGTCATATGATGATGAACCTAAAAGGTACTGTGGCAGGACGATTCCTGTGGCAGTTAGGTACAAAAACGGTAGACCGTTTAGGTTTGCCTTCATTACAAAACTGTGCGTTTGTTGTCGTAGACGCACCAATCAGACCCTTCACCTGGACATTTGAAATGCTGATGTTAGGTTCTGGTGTTGGATTTAACATCCAACGCGAGCACGTATATCAGATTCCCAAGGTACTGAAGAAAGTAAAGATTGAGCGCAAAGATGTAAACGACGCAGACTTCATCGTACCAGACTCAAGAGAAGGCTGGGTAGAGTTATTGCAGCGTGTATTGGAAGCATCATTTGTTACAGGTAAAGGCTTCAGCTTTGCCACTCATCTGATCCGCTCCAAGGGTTCACCCATCAAAGGATTTGGCGGGGTAGCTTCTGGACCGGAGGATCTGGTCTGGGGCATGACTGCAATCAATGATTTGCTGAACACTCGTGCTGGCAAACGCCTACGCCCTATTGATTGCCTGGACATCATGAACATTATTGGCCGCATTGTCGTTGCCGGTAACGTAAGACGCTCAGCCCAGATTGCCCTGGGTGACTATGACGATTTTGAATTCCTGCGTGCAAAACGCTGGGACCTGGGTGGCATTCCCAACTGGAGAGCGATGAGTAACAACTCCGTGATCTGTGATGATGTGACCAAGTTACCAGAAGAGTTCTGGGAAGGATACAAAGGTAATGGTGAACCATATGGCCTCATCAACCTGGAGGCAGCCCGTCGCATGGGTCGCACCGGGGAGATCCAGTATCCAGACCACGACGTGATGGGATTCAATCCATGCGCAGAGCAGTCCCTGGCAAACTATGAGACTTGCTGTTTGGCAGAGATATACCTGCCCAACATCACCAGTGTAACTGAATTGTATGAGGTAGCAAGATTGCTGTATCGTATCAACAAACATTCCCTGGCAATTAAATGCGCGGTACAGGAAACGGAAGACATCGTACACAAAAATATGCGTATGGGTATTGGAGTGACAGGGTACTTACAAGCTACTGAAGAACAAAAGAGCTGGCTATCATACTGTTACAAATACCTGAGAGCCTATGACGAAGAGTACAGCAAAGCTAAAGGATTTAATCCTTCTATCAAACTGACTACCGTGAAGCCTTCTGGTACATTGAGCTTACTGGCCGGTGTGACTTCAGGCGCTCATCCAGGTTATTCGCAGCACTACATCCGTCGTATCCGCATGGCTTCTGACAGCCCGATTGTACCTGTGTGCAAAAGTCACGGTTACCATGTAGAGTTCCAACGCAACTTTGATGGAACTGAAGATCACTCAACGGTAGTGGTATCGTTCCCATGTAAGTTTCCTGAAGGAACTATGTTGGCTAATGACATGACTGCACTGGATCAGTTGGAAGTAATCAAACGCTTACAAGCCGAATGGTCTGACAACGCAGTATCAGTCACCATCTACTACCGCAAGGAAGAGTTGGAAACGATCCGTCAGTGGTTGGCTGAGAACTACATCAATGTGAAGAGTGTATCCTTTCTGTTACACAACGAGCACGGTTTTGACCAGGCTCCACTGGAAGAGATCACAGAAGAAAAGTACCTTGAACTATCTGCAGGTGTAAAGACCATCTCCAGTTTTGATGACACCATCAACCTGAATGACATGGACATCTCAGATTGTGAAGGAGGTGCTTGCCCTGTACGCTAATCAGAAAGGGGCTGTAATTTGTGCAGCCCCTTCTTTTTTAAACCAACACTATGAAAGAGTTATATGATTACCTGGTGCGTGAAAAGATCACTCCCAATGGATTGTTCATCCTGCACGCCACCTATCATAATTACATGTACACGGGGTTTGTCAACTTCAAGCATGAACAGTACAGGCTCAGCCTGACCGGTCATCTGCAAGAACTCAAGACAGATCAGATGCTGTCACCCACGTACAAAATCACTGACAAAGGCCTGCACGTTATCAGAGAAGCTGAGAATACCCTTGGCAAAATCAAACGTGCAAAGAAGACCGACGTACCTTTCTCTGAGTGGGAAGCCTATATTGAAAAGTATAACAGCTTTTTTCCCAAGGGTAAGAAAGAAGGTTCATCGGTTAGTTTCAGAACCAATCCCAAAGATCTGTTTGAACGGTTCAGATGGTTCTTCAAAGAGTACCCAGACTACAGCTGGGAGGATGTGCTGGATGCCACGGAAAAGTATGTCCGTGTGTATGAGGAAGCATCAGACTTTACCTTCATGCAGACCAGCAAATATTTTATCAAAAAAGAAGACAAGAGCAAAACCACAACCTCAACGCTGGCAGACCTTTGTTACAACATAAAGTCTGGCAACAATGATGATGTGAGCTCAGGTTTTCACTACTTTGGTCCTTAATATGAAATCAATTTACATTGACACGGCAACCCAGTTTGTTGGTCAAGTGGATGTGGAAACGACCGCGGATATCGATGTGTATCTGCGGTCTTCTACATTCAGAACCAAACACTGTGCGTTCAACGGTATACCTGTGATGGTATACGTCCCTGATGGGATTGCGTTTATGCCTGCTGAGAAAGTAGGTGACGCTTTTACTTTGGCATTCCTGCCAGATGTGGTTATCTTCAACAGTGCGTTACTGTTCACCAATGACGGCACCAATCACCGCAGCGATTGCACGGTGAGCGCGGTCGAGATTGCTGAACACTTGCGCATTCTTACAGAAGAAGAAAGAACCAAGGTGTACGACAAGATCTTAAATCCTGAAGTACCCTTCTAGTATAAAGAGATAAGCCTGCTCTGGCTTATATTTAGGGGTGAAGTTGTGAGGGGACTGTGATGAGGTCCCCTTGCACTTCAATTATAAACCCAGCAGTTTGAAGAACACAGGGTAGAATCCCTCTGTCTCTACTGCACTGAAATCCTCAATGTTGAAGGCGGGATGTTCAATCTCCTCTTCCACTTTCAGGAGTTCATTCACTGCGTCACGAAGTGTGATGTAGTCCTCATTGACCTTACCATCGACAAACTCAGGTACGCTGATCGCGCCTGTTTCATCTGCTGCACCCAGCTCCTTGATCTTTTCGTTGCGCACCGTCTCAAAATTACTTTTGTGTTCAGCGCAGACCTTGGCCAGCTTAGTCAAATAAAACTTAGTGGTTAGAGAAAGTTTCTGAGAAAGCAGGGCAGCTTGTGTTTCCGTGCCTGTCAGTTCTCCGTGCAGCGCCCATAGTTCTGCTACACTCAGTTTGGTTTTGGTGTTTTCCATAGGTGTTATCCCTGTCCGTTGTAAAGTTTTTTGTAGTTCTTAGAGCCTTTCAACTGAGAGGCTTTAGTCTTTGCGTGCACGCCCGGACGTTTGCGACGTGGCTTGGGTGCAAAGTTATTCGAAGTTCCTTTTGCTTTTGCCATAATTATAGAGAAAAAAATTAGTCTGTTAAGTCAAGTACGTCTGCCACCTGCAGGTAATCCAGGTCAGGCGTAGTGCTGTAAGCATAAGTTTGCATGTTGCTACCTTCCATACTGTAAGACGGATAACGTTGCCAGGTTTCCCCAGTATCCAACAAGAACATCATCTTGTATTTGGTACCAAAAGGCTGTTTTATCAGCGGGTTGATAATCTCTGTGTTGTAGAATGCATCCACAAACTTAAAGTGCGTGGTCATGCCATTCACATAGAAAATGCTTGTTCCACGGTTGCCAGGATCATGAGAGTAACACGCGTTCAGTACGGTAGCTTCATTGGCAAAATCAAACGCACTGTTGTTGTTGCGGTAGTACATGCGCTGGATCAACTCTTCTCCGTCATTCCAACCGGTATGAAACTGAACAGGCAACGTTGCATGCTGGTATACAGGTGTGTCAATGTTGGGTTTGTTACCCAGCAATGTCCACAAGGGTGCATCGTTTGCATCCACGCTTCCGGTGTCAGGCACACAGTAGTTTGTTTGAGGGTCGCACGTAAAACCTTGAGGGCAATCTGCATCAATAGCACATGGGCAACCCGAATTACCATTAGGGTTGAGAATAGACTTAAGCCTTCTTCCTAAAGGTCCTCCAGTTCTACGCGGAGACCTTGTTCCAAATTTTACATACCCATAATCTTCTGTTTCTAAGACACCATACACGCGCAGTTCTTCTCTTTGATCCCATCCGGTGTGGAACTCTATGCCGCCATTACCATTAGGATCGTGCATCTGAGAGCCTGGGCCGCGGTAGATCTCACCTCCAGAAGGTTTAGCACCGACTTTCTGCCATTGGTTAGTGTTATTGATATCAACAACAGAAAGACCCTCAACACACTTGAAACCTTCAGGGCAATCCCCATTTTCCGTGCATTCAAATCGAGTGTAACTAGTACTTACCTGCAACTGTCGTACTTGCTTGCCTTCAATACAGGTATATCCATAACGTGTTGTCTGAGCGTCACCACCGCAGAAATCATAATTCTGCTGTCCATATACCAGGTAACTGCTGCCGTCAAACGCAAACTGGTGTAAGGGTCCTACGTCATCTATGGTAAAGGTCATGGGTACGTTTACTGTTACCCTGTAGTTATACGGCTGTCGACCACGGTCGATGTTGTTCTCTGCTCCACAGGTAGACAATGTTACAGACTTAGTGGAACGCAAAAAGAATCCCAGTCCTGACAGCTTTGTCAGACAGCTTTCCAGTGTGGTGTATTGTTCTTCTTTAATGTGAAATCCTGCAAGCTTGCACAACTCCGCACGACAAGACTCAATGATGTTGCTCTTACCGCCATCCATCATGTATCCATGACCACCAGCGTTAAGCACCGTGCAGTTCTTCAATGCTGAACTGCGTGCACCCAGCATGTAAATGCCATGGTTACGCGCGCCATCCACCAGCACATTGCTCAGCACTACATCATCAATGAATTCAGTACTGGAAAACGGGCTGCCTTTGATGATGTGCAAACCACCAGCGCCTGTTCTTGTGTATACAGTGCTCTCGTTGTCATCGTCCACCTCAATCAAAGATGCAAGTCCTTTAAGTTCTATGTCATGCAGTTCAAACCCGTGGCGTGATACCCAGCTCTGTGTTTCTGCCATCTCAGCGGTAGCACCCACAAAAATGTGGTAGCCTGCGCCCTGCGTGGTCATAAACAAACGGGTCACGCTTTGATCCGTAGTACTTACACCTGCGCGGCTGACACCCTTGATTTTTACATTGGGTGCGTACACATTGAACATGTTGGTGTTCCCTGCCCCTGTATAACCCAGGGTGATGTTACCAAAAAGCAATGTGACAGAACGAGTAATGTTAATGGGTGTTCTGAAATTGACACGTCCTGCGTAAGACGTGCAGTCAATGACAGTACCAGGCGCTGCGTTGTTCACAGCGTTTTGCAGTTTAGCAACAAAGTTCGTTGCTGATACTTGCGGTGTACCAGGAGCAAAGGTTTCAAGTTTTATAGTGGCCATATTACGATAGAGTTAAATTCAGTTGGTCAGCTGCCCAGATAAACGCTTCTGGTGTTGCATTAGCACCGGTGTTCCAGGTGGTATATGCGGCACCGCTCAGCGTAAGATTACCATTGGTGACAATATCGTCACCTGTGGTACGCAGCTCATAATAGAACACGGCCTGACTGTACAGGTCGTCTGCTATTACCCGCAGTAAAAGTTTAGTAGCTGATTGTGTGATTCCGTCCTTCCAGATGTTTACCGGAGAGATGTCATTGATCATGTCATTCATTTATACTTGTGAAAAAATAAGGTTGGACTTATGGTGCTGGGTCTGGGTCAGGTACTTCCTCCCAGATCTCTACATAGTTGCCGTGAGCCTGGGCCTCCTCCAGACTTAGCGTTTCAATATACCCGTTGTCAAATAGCATCCTGTACTTATGCATGATCATTATTTGGTATTTGTGTATGTCTGCCTATAGTAGAGATAATCAGCGAAGAAAGTACGTGACGTGGTACCAACAGCTTTTGCAATATTTAGTTTTGCAACTATTGTTTGTGATGCACCCGTTGGTATGTTAGTACTATGCGTTGCCACAGCCACAGCCATGTCGTTAATAAAGTATTGTGCAGAATTACCTGCAGCATTGATGACGACCTTTAGTTTTACCCATGCACTGTTTGACACTGCCACCGCCGTAGTAGTCTGTGTTCTCACAGAGTTTGCGACGGAAAGGCACTGCCAGTTGGCAGAAGCGACCGATCCATTGAGTGTGCCACCCTCATCATAAGTAAAAAATACACCATTGGTTTCTGCGGAATTGGTGGCAACACTACCATACCCTATAACAATACGGTACCTCTCAGTAGCGGTACTCAGAATTGGTATAAAAACCGATGTTTCATACACCATCTCGCCACCACCAGTAATCAAAAAATTAGATGCAGTGGTTGTGCCAAAAATACCAGAAACACCGGTAGCAGTTGTACCTGTAGCAGGCTGAATAAACCCTTGTTGGTTGGTAGCCCTAACAGTAGGAACCGAACTTGGTACAACGGTCGCGCCAGCACCGCTCCAAAAAGCTGTATGACCTGAACCATCAGTACCGCCTGATGTAGAAACCGTAGTTAAAAAATCATTGAAAAATTCGTAACCGTATTTTGAACGGTCACCATCAAACACAAGTTCATTGCCTGATCCCAATAGCGTATCACCGTGTATACTTTTGATGTTGGTACCAGATACCAGTGCAGCCTGTTTACCATTGAACGTGTTCCAGTGTGCAGCAGACAAGTAACCGTCAGTTGTGGTAGTGGCTTGCGTAATGCTGAATACCCCTGTGGTGTTGTTATACTGAACAGGTGCTGTTGCTGACAAGTCTGTCAGTGCAATGCCGCCACCAGGTGCCGTCTGGAATTCAACTTCACCAGATGCGGGATCAACCAGCGTCAGCACGTCTCCCGTAGAAGCAGATGAGTAGTTTAGCGTTTTGATATATATACCCGTAGGCATTACATCAATACCTGCAGCTCCACTGGCACCTGATGCAATCAGTGTAATATAAGCGTCTCCTCCACCAAACACAGAGACCATGAGACGAGCTTGTTGCACACTATCGTCTACGTTTATATCCACAAACTTGGTGGAATTGAACGAGTATTTACCAACGTTATCCCAAAAAAAGTCATATCCTGCCACATCAATGTTGTTGATCTGGTTGAGTAATGCATTGTTAGTTATTACATCCTGCAAACCATACTGAGGCATTTCAGGTATTGATTGAGTAGACAATACACCTGCACTATCTGCAACCACCATTCTGGTATCTATTCCTGCAAGCACACGAAATTTTACCAACCCTGTTACCAGGTCCATGGCATAATGTGTCAGACCTGTTGTTGCAGTAACTGTAGGGTTGTAGTAAAACCCTGTGAACGTTGAAGTACCTGTTGTGTAGTTCAACGTTGGCATCAGGTTTATTCCATAGTTGTCAAGACCTGTAGTATTAACTGTGTTACCAATTGCATCACCTGTAAAGATTTTAATCAGTGACTGTCCTCCAGTGTGTATGGTACCGTTGTTACTATAGGTAGCATTAAATGCAAATACAGATTTGATAGCAGCACTTGATGCAAATCGTAAGTCTCCTATAAAAGTCAGAGCATGCGCCCCTGCAGCATTATATGCACTTTGTCTGGTGAATCCATCGGCAGTATGCGATATATGCATCTGATCACGAAAAGAGTGTGCACCAGTTCTAATGTCTATACCGTAGAAAATACCTTGTGCTCTGACAGATCCGTTGACATCCAGTTTGTAACCGGCATCTGTTGGTGATGAGGATCCGATGACTACATTTCCATTGGCAAATATCTGCTGCCTTATAATATCCTGTGTTCTGAGCTCTAAGTTTCCTGTGCTGTATTCATTTGACAACACCACGTTGAGTGTAGCGTTGTTGTAACCCAGGTACGATTTAGCAGAAGGAGAAAGTGTTGTCTGGTTTATGTAAAACTTCATAAACCCGCTGCTGGACTCCCTTTCAAATACCAGGTTGTTTGCTTCTGTTCTTAGTCTGGTCGCTGTACCTGCATATATAGTACTGGTAACACCTGTTGCAGTTATACCACCTACAGTAATTGTGTTTAAGGTAGTGTTTCCCCTGGTTGTTACACTATTCAACGTGTCTGCCTCTGCTGTAATATAACCAGCAGTACTGTGATCACCCCATCCGTAAGCTGTATTCCAGTTTGTAATATCTGTAGATGATATTGCTGCAGCAGCACTTGCCGTAAAGATCGGGTC